CACCCGGCCGGCGCGCTGCATGAGGTTCAGGCCGAGCTTGCCGATGTCGCCGGCGATCAGCGTGGCGCAGGACCACACGACGTAGTAGGCGTAGGCGAGGTCGACCGACAGCTCGGTGTCCTGCTGCCAGGCGCCGGCGCGGCTCTCGTAGACGAGCGGCCACCAGCCGCCGCGGCCGTCGACGCTCGACAGCAGCGACTTGCGGCGGGGCCGCGTGATCTCGAAACCGAACAGTCGCATCTCAGTCCTCGGGGCGCATGTCGCGGCGCTTGTAGGTGCGCCTGGGGCGCGCGGCGACCGGCGCTTCGTCAACGGGCGGCGGCGGCGCCTCGGCGGCCGGCGGTTCGCCGGCGGCAAGCGGCACGGCGGCCAGCTCCGGCGCGCGCCTGGCGTGGCCGGTGGCCACCATCAGCCGCGCATAGGCGTCGGAGGCGGTGAAGCGTTCGCCCGGACGCAGGCGGCGCGGGCCGCAGGTGAGCGGCCGCAGCGCGATGAGTTCGGTCATGGTGAAAGGCGGGGGCCGAAGCCCCCGCCTGCCCTGCCCTTACGGGTTGTCCCAGCTGGTGGTGACGCCGTAGTCGGCGTCGCCGATGTAGCGCACGGCGTGGCTGCGCCGCTTGGCCCAGTTGACCGAGCGCACGACCTTGATGGCGGTGTTCTCGGTCTGGAACATCGACACCACCTTGCCGGTGAAGTCGGTGGGGCCGAGCGATTCGCCGCCCGGGTTGTCGGCCATCTCGATGGTGGCCTCGCGGCTGACCGAGACCTGGACGCCGCCGTCGCCGATCTTGTAGATCTCGGACGGCTTCATCAGGATCAGGTCGCCGGTGCCGACGCTGTCGCCGGCGTAGACCGGGTCGCCGTGCAGCACCGGGCTGGCGCCCGACATGCCGGCGAACTCGGGCACGCCGAGGTCGGTCATCATGAGGCTGATCTGCTTGGCCAGCGTGGGCGTCATGCAGAACACCAGGCCCGAGGCGTTCTTCGCGGCCAGGAAGGCGGCGTAGAGCGAGTTGATGTCGGTGCGCAGGTTGGCGGCGGTGGTGCCGCTGGAGGTGCCGGCGGTCAGGCCGTTGAGGATGCCGGCCGGCGAGACGTTCGACGACGCGGCGGCGGTCGAGAAGAAGGTGCTGTCGATCTTCTGGCTGGAGGCCTCGACCAGCGAATCACGCACCAGCATCTCGGCCGACGGCGAGGAGTCGCGGATCAGCTCGTTGGAGATGACCGCCAGCGCCGCCACCTTCAGCGGGCGCAGGTTGGTGGTCGAGAAATCCGCCGTGGTGGCCGGGATGCCCTTGCCTTCGCCGACCCAGTAGCCGGTGCTGGCGCCGTCCTGCCCCTTGACGGTGACGTTGGCCGGGATCGTGCGCAGGGGCAGGCGATCGAACAGCGTCTGGCCGTAGAGGTAGGAGATGAAGTCGCCGGTGAACAGGCCGTCGAGGCGCTGCAGCTCGGTGCCCCACTCGCCGGAGACGGTGGCGCCGCCGGCGACGTCGGCCTTGATCCACTCGACCAGGCGCGGGTTGGTCTTGCCGAAGCGCCGCTCGGCCACGGCGACGGGGCTGACGCCGTCGATGTTGGCCAGCGCCTTGGCGATCACCATGCGGGTGAACATCTGGCCGGCGAAGTCGGGGTCCTTGTCCTTCTTGACCACGGCGGGCGCCTGGCGCGACTCGAGGTAGCTCTTGCCGGCAACCGGCAGCGCGGCGGCGCTGTTGACGAGCTGCGCTTCCTTGATGCGGATCTGGTCGTCGAGCACTTCGAGCTCGCCGCGCAGGCCGTCGAACTCGGAGCGCTCCTCGGCGGTGAAATTCTTGCGGCCGTCGGTCTCGACGGACTTGGCGATCTCGCCCATGCGGGCGACGCGGGTGGCCTTGTCGGCCTGCAGCTCGGCGAGCTGCTCGTGCAGGGTTTTCATGGTCGGTCCTTTGCGGGAGTAAACGGGCCCGCCGGCGGCGGGCTTCGTGGTGGCCCCCGGGACGCCGGGCGGCGGTGCGGCAGTGGCCGCGGTCTTGATGGCGGAAATGGTGGCTTCGGCGTTGGCCGGGATGGTGACGGCGGACAGCTCCAGCCACTCCCACTGGCGGAAGCGCAGGCCGGAGTTGTCCTTGAGCAGCTCGACGCCGTCCTTCAGCCCGCGGAAGCCGATCGACAGGCCACGCACGAGGCCGGCGCGCATGGCCTGCCAGGCGTGGTCGAGCCGGTCGCGCAGCGGCCCGGCCTCGGGCACGGCGGCGACCTCGCCCTCGACCTCGATGCCGGTGGCGGTGACGCGGGCCGAGCGCACCCAGCCGATGGGGTCGGCGTGGTCGTGCTGCCACAGCAGCGGCAGCGGCAGGGCGAAGCGGGCGCCGCGCGGCTCGACGACGTCGCCCATGCGGTCGGCGGTGGGCGTGGTGGCGACACCCTTGAAGGTGCGCCGCTGGTCGTCGAAGCTCTTGATCTGCAGGCTGGCGTAGGCGCGCTGGTTCATCGTGACCTCAAAGGAAAAGCACCTGGTACTTGGGCGCGGCCTCGGCCGGCGTGATCATCCGGCCAAGCGCGAGGAACATGGCGATGGCGCCGTCGATCTTGTTTTCCTCCCGCGTCTTCACCGGGTGCTGCAGCTGGGTGATGCGGCTGGTGCGCACGGCGACGTTGCTGACCATCCAGGTGAGCACCGGGTTGCCGTCGAAGCGCAGCTTGTGCTCGAGCACGAGGTTGGCGATCTGGATCAGCGGCTGGGTGAAGAACAGCGGCGCCTGGCGCACCTCGACCAGCGGCAGCCCTTCCTCGACCAGCTTGGTGGCGAAGTAGCGGCTTAGCGCGGGGTCGAAAGGGATCTCGCGCACCTGGAACATCCTGCAGTAGCGCCGCAGGTCGTCGGCAATGTGGTCGAAGTCGGTGGCGTTGCCGTCGTTGACCTGGATGTGCCCGGCGCGGGCCCAGCCGTCGTACTGCGAGTTGGTGCCGGTGAGCACCGCGTGCTCGTTGAGGTAGAACCGCGGGAACACCACCACCTGGCCGTCGCGCTCGAAGGCGAGCACCAGGGCGGCGAAGTCGTGCTTCTCGGCGAGGTCCATGCCGATCCAGCAGGGCTGGCCGGCGAAGTCCTCCAGCCGCAGGCTGCGGTCGGCGCAGGCCTCCCAGCTGCGCATGTCCATCCAGGCGGTGTCGGCGTTGACCCAGACGTTCAAATGCTTGGTGAGGAAGTTGCTCTGCGCGCTCGGCATCTGCATGGCGAAACGCGCCTTGGCCCGCAGGTCGTCGAGGCTGACGCTGACGCCGAGGTTGGGGTTGGCCTTGGCCCACACCTTTTCGTCGGTCCAGTCGTCGCCGTCGTCGAGGGTGTAGACGATGCCGAAGTAGCTGTCGTCGTCGACCACGCCTTCGAGCAGCTTGAGCACGTAGTCGCGCTGCTCGTAGCAGATGCCGGCGCGGTCGCTGCCGGCGGTGGTGATCGCCCACAGCAGCGGCTGCGCCCGGCTGCCGGTGGCGGTGGCGAGCACGTCCCAGACGTCGCGCCGCTTGTGCGCGTGCAGTTCGTCGACGCTGGCGAAGTGGACGTTCAGCCCGTCGAGCGTCGAGCCCTCGGCGTTCAGCGGCTTGAAGGTGCTGGCGAGATCCGGCACGTAGATGGCGTGCTCGCCAACGCTGACGCCGAACTGCGCGGCGATGCGGGCATCCCGCCGCAGCATGGCCTTGCTGACGTCGAAGACGATCCGCGCCTGGTCACCGGTGGTGGCGGCGCTGTAGACCTCGGCCCCGGCCTCTCCATCGCAGGCCAGCATGTAGATGGCGTTGCCGCTGGTCAGCGTCGACTTGGCGTTCTTGCGCGGCACCTCGGTGTAGGCGGTGCGGAACCGCCTGGCGCCGCTGTCCCTGCGCACCCAGCCGAAGACCGTGGTCTCGATGAAGCACTGCCAATCCTCGAGGTGGATGGTCGGCGTCTTCCATCGCCCCTTGATGTGCGGCAGGCACTCGATGAGCAGGCAAGGCCGCTCGGCCCGCGCCGGGTCGAAGGTGTACGGCCAGTCGGCGTCGCGCTGGGCCCGATCGAGGTCGCGCAGCTGCCGCTCGCACGCCAGGCGGGTCCACTTGCAGGCGTCGAGCTCGCCGGCGACCACCGCCCGCGCGTACCGCAGCGCGCGGTCGACGTAGCCGTGCACGACCTACACCGATCGGAGGTGCGCCAGCCGGTTGGCGACGGCGTCCTCGACGCCAGGCAGGCCGAGCTGGCCGGCGTCGCGCGATGGCATCACCCGCGCCCTGGCCGACGGGCTGAGGCCGAACTGCGCGGCCAGCTTCATGCGCTCCTCGCGCAGGCTGCGCAGCATGCTCGCCAGCGCGCTCTGCTGACGGTAGCCGCTCGGCGTGGTGTCGATGGCGCAGCGCTCGACGGCCTCGGCATAGTCGATGCCGAGCTCGGCCATCAGCCGCTCGATCCTGCGGCGCCAGGCGGCCTCGAGGTCCTCAATCAGGCCGGTCACCCGACACCAGTCGATCAGCACGTTGCGATCCAGCTGGCTCACCAGGCCAAGGGCCTCGAGATGCGGCGTGATCCGCTTCCACTCCTTGCGCGCTTCCCGGCTGAACTCCCGAGGCATGCTCGGCACTTCGACCGGCGGGTTGACCCCGTCCGAAAGGTTGCTCGGCCGACGGATCCGGCCGCCGCTGATCAGGCGCAGCGCGTCCGGCTTCGGCGCAGGTCCGCGTTGTCCCATGGTCACCTCTGGATGCTGGGAGATACCCCCCTCGGAAACTTGGCCACGCAGTTAAATGCC